CCAGCTATAGAAACTCCATGTGAATTTTGTGAGCAGTTAAGAATAATTTTTCCATCAGCACTTGAACCATCACCTTTAATAGTTAGTCCAGGTGTAAATTCTGTTTTAGCATTTGTTATTGCATCTGCATTTACTTTAACTTCAGTTACAGCATTAGTAGCTAGTTTGTCTGCTGAGACAATACCATTTTCTAAATCTGCTGCTGTTAAAGCTGCGTTTGCAGGAGTTCTTCCAACATATGCCATAGTATATTATTTCCTTATTATGCTGAGATAGTATCTACAACACTTGTAATTATATCAACAGATGAAGCTGCAGAAGCTACTGCTTCAACTGAATCTCCACTCTGTAATACAACTTTAGAACCACCATCAATTAATTCTAAAGAACCACCTGTAGGAATAGGTGCATCTTTAATAATGTGATAAGTGTCACTACCATTCTTAACATATACAGTTACATTCACAGAAGTACCAGAAGTGTTTGCACATCTAATACCTATGATTGCATCATCTGAATCTGCTGCTGTTCTTAAAACAGTAGGAGAACCTGCATTGTTTGAAATGTCTTGTTGTAAATATCTTTCGAAATCTTGTGCCATAGAATTATCCTAATTATACCTTTTTTTTATCTTATTGTCAACACAAATTATAAAGCAATTGCCATTGCTACAGCAAATCCTGCTGAAGCTTTAGTAGCAATATCAGTAGTTGCTGTATTGATTTGTGTTTGTATTGCTGAAGTTACACCATTAATGTAACCAAATTCAGTATTATCTACTGAACCATCTCCTACTAAATTAGCATTTAATCTAGCACTTGAATCTATTGTAGCTTGTTTACTATCTATCTGTGTTTGAGCATTAGATGATAGAGTATTAATGTATTGAAATTCTGTACTTGTAACTGAACCATCTGCAATTTTAGTTGCATCAATAGCTGCTGCTGCTTTAATATTAGCATTTTCAATATTAGTAATTGAGTTACCAGTACCATCTGCATCTATAGTTTTATTAGTAAATGTATCAGTTGAACTTGCAGTAATTAAACCATTTGTTAATGTACTTAAGTTTACATTGTTACCATTACTAATTGTTAGAGTTGGTGTTGAAAAACTTAATGTTTGATTATCTGTTTCTGCAGTTAAATAACCAACATCATTTGTCCATTGTGATATATTACCAGTTTTATTACTTAAAGCTTGTGAGCCAGTTAATGTAACAACTGAATTATCAATAGCTATATCATTTGCATTAGCTGTAATACCTGTACCACCAATAACATTTAATGTAACATCACCTGATGTTCCACCACCTGTCATACCAGTACCAGCTACTACTGAAGTAATATCTCCAGTTGGTATAGTTGCTACTTGAGTATCTACATATGCTTTAATTGATTGTTGTGAAGCAACTGATGTAGCAGAATCAGATGACATATTATCTTCATCTTTAAATGCTGTACCACTAATTGCTGTATTAATAACTGGACTTGTTAAAGTTGGAGATGATAAAGTTTTATTTGTAAGAGTATCTGTAGATGTTCTTGCAACTAAAGTATCTGCTCCAGAAGGAATTGTAACTGTTCCACCATTTGTAATTGAAGCAATAGTTGGAGTAGTTAAAGTTTTGTTTGTTAAAGTTTGTGCTGTAGTTTTATCTACAACGACTGCTGTATCAATTGCAAAAGTCATTGTCTGTGCAGAGCCAGTAGTATCAATACCAGTTCCACCAGTAAGAGTAAGTTCTTGTGTAGTTAAATCAACTGATTGATTACCACCAGTATCACCTTCAAAATCTAAATCTGAACCACCAACTTGTGCATCAACATAAGTTTTAATTGCTTTAGCTGAAGCTACTGTATCATCATTTCCTGAAACAGCACTTAAATCTGTATCTACATCTGTTATTGCTGTAGCACTTCCTATTACTAAACCATCTAAAGTTACATTACCATCAAAGTAACCATCTTTAAATTGTAAAGATGAAGTACCTAAATCAATATCATTAGTAGTAGTTGGAACAATTCCACCATCTTGTATTTTAAATTGTTCTACTGAATTACCACCAACATTAATATTAAATTCTAAATGTTTATTAGTAGTATCTATATTAATTTTGTTTAAAGGAGTAGCTAAACCTGCATCACCTATTAATCCAATTACTGGACCATTAGCAGCAGTACCATCATGTTTATGTCCTGTAGTATTTACAAATGCTGCTAAGAGTGCATCAAATTCATTATTAAACAATGATGCATCAATTGTATTACCATCTGCTATTGTACTTTGTCTTACATAACCTGCCATATTATCTTCTTCCTCCTGCTATAAAAGATACAAACATTCCATTAACTGAATATGCTGCATCTGTGTCATTAGTAAAAAATCTAAAACTATTTGAAAATCCACTTCCTGTTACTAAAACACTTTTACTCGGTAGTGTTGTTGCTCCAAAAAAAGCAGAGCCAAATAAAGCAGTAGCTTGTCCAAAGAGAGAAGCACTACTTAAATTACCAACTGAAAATTCTCCTGGTTGAGGAACTTCAGAATTATCAAAGTCATATCTAATTCTTAACTTTAAATTGTTTTGTGTACCTTCAGGTTCAATATTAGTTTTAACTTTATATAAACTTTTTCTTAAACCATTATCACCATAATCCATATCTGGTGTTTGAAATCTTGCACTTATATTTGCTGCATCAAAATTATTACCAGTATCTATTTCATAAATATAACCAGTATCATTTGCACCAAATTTAACTTCTTCGTTTTGAGGATTTAATTCTGAAGAACAAAATTTTAATTCCATTCCTTTTGTTTCACTCCACTCAAAAGCAGGAACTCCATTTGAATCAAATTTAAAAGTTCCTATAATTCCTAATTGTCCTGATTGAGCTTGACCAGACTTATGATAAAATAATCTGTATTGACTTCTTTCTCTAATAACCATACTAGAGATAGTATATTGTTGAATATTTTTTAATAGATTGTTTATTAAAGGTAAAATTTTTCTACTAATAGAACCTATTTCAACATCATCAATTCTCGCTGTACCAGCAACTGTTCTTAATCCATCAGGTGCTAAGAAGATTAAATCTCCACCTATCTCCTGAATTGAATTTCCATTTACACAACCTATATTTTTGGTTATAGACTTAATTATAGGGGTAGAATCAAGACTTGTCAACTCAAAGATACTATTTTTACAAAATATAATTAAGCTATTTCTAAATACTTTTATACCTACAATGATATCTCCAACATCTATCTCACCTGCAGAGGAACCTTCAAAGTCATATGGCTTTAATCTAGAACTATAAACTACTGTACTTGTTGAAGATGTTTGTCCTGCTACGACTAATCTTTCAGAAAATATTTCACATATCTTAGGATTGGAAGGAGCTGGAGAAGCCAGTTCTTCAAAGTAATAAGTGTTAACTCCACTTGATACTGTTATTTGAAACTCTGCTATTTTATTAGTACCATCAGTAATATATAAACTACCATAAGCACCATCTGATTCAAATGTAGCAAATTGATTATTTGATTGATTACTTCTAGCTATAGTTGTTGCACCAGATAAAGCTGCAGCAAGTATACCACTTTTTTTTACAGCTTGACTTGAAGCTGTTGTTTGTACATTACTATCTAATGTTAATACTGTATTACTTGTAATTGATAATACTCTATAATTAATAGAGTTAATTTGTATTCTATCATTAACAGCAAACTCAGTTGTAAATGCTGTACCAGTTCCTGTAACTGTTGCTGAACCTGCATTAACTGCTACTGTTCCTGTTTTAGTTACATAAGTATCTTTATTAATTTGAAGCCAAGTAATACCATCATCTGACCAAAATATTCCTGTACCTTGACAAGCAACAACTCCACCTGCATAAGGTATCAATCCTGTTATTGCATCTAGTTGAGAACCTGAAGGTACTGCTGCACTAGCACCACCCCATTTAGTATAACCATTAATTCTTCTATAACCACCTGTTGTAGATGATTCAAAATTTTCTAATATAGTTGCAGCACCTGGAGTTCGAAACAAAGCATGAGAGCTTGATACTAAATCCAAACCTCCTGCAACAGTAATTGAAGCTCCTTGTGTTGGCATAATTTATTATCCTATGGTAGTAAGTAAGTAAACCTTACATCTGACATATATTGTGGCTGTGGTGAATTTAAATTATCAGCCATATTTTGTAATCCTTTTTTATATTCATCTAAAGCTAATTGTGATTGTGCCATGTTATCTTTAAACTGATATAAATAATATCTAGCTCTTGCTAGTAAAACTGGTTTGTATTGTTCTGGGAATAAAACTGTATCTGTATCTGCTACTAAAGCAGTAGGTCTATTATAAGCAAAGAAATGAATATTATAAACTTTATCTGGTATAGGAGATAATCCAAATCTTCTACCATCTGAACTTCTTATAACTCTTACTGGAGTTGCATAAGTATTTGTTCTAGCTGCAGCTTCTTCCGATTGTGCATAATTACTTCTCCAAGTAGTTAGAGTTGTAAAAGGTAATTTATTAATTGTAAATGGAGCATTTGTATCTACTAAAGTAAACATATCCCAGTTTACTGAATCAAAGTCTGTATCAATATTAGCTGACCCAGCTTTTAATAAATAAAATCTTTGACCTGCAACTGTTGGTACAATTGTATTTCCATAATAAGGGTCATCAGGTACATCTGAACTTAACCATGACCAATCATCAACAGCATCAACAATATCAAAGTAAGCTCTGTTAACTACATTAGCTACTTGTTTTTGTATACCTACTCCAGTAGCTACTGTTGTAACTTCTGGTTCATTTAATTCTACTAATAATTCATTTACGAATGTTTTATAATCTTTTGCCATTTAACAGTTCCATGCCCTTAATGATTTGTTAATTCTTGAGTTAGGGTCTCTAGCAGTTTTCTTGGAAGTCAATTTCTTTTTCATTCCTTTCATTCTTGCACAAAAGCTTTTTCTTCTTTTGTTTCCCTTAACTTTACTAGGTGCTTTAAGATTTCTTTTCTTACCTGTTTTAGTTTTACCTTTATTGTAAGATGCTCTACCTTTAGCATTTAAACCACCTTTAGGGTTTTTGCCTTCTTTCCTTGTCCATGCAGGAGATGACATTAATCCCATAATTCTTACTTCTTCTTATAATTCTTTTTATCTTTATTTTTTACTTTACTAATAGTGATAACCATAGCACCACCACCATGTCCATAATTTTTTCTTTTAACTTTTCCACCATGTTTCATCATTGGCTTTTTTTTCATTCCATATCCTGGCATATTATTTCCTTATATAATTATTGCAATAATTAATATTACAACAGCTACTGCTATTGCTTTTTTATGTTCTGCTATAATGTGGGGTATATGTTCTTTTAATTTCATTATATATTTCCTTTAAGTTAATGAAAGGGGGATTGCTCCCCCTAACATTTAATTATTGATTAGTCTATTTTAATAATACCAGCACCAACTGATGCAGTATTAAGTACTTTTCTTCCATATACATGAAGACCTCTTACTTGGTCTGCAAATGTAGTAGGACTTCTAAAAGACTCAACTGTGTTCATTGCTGATGCACATGATGTACTTCTCATATGACCAAATAAAACAGAAGGTTGTGCAGCACCTGCACCACCAACTACTTGAGATAGAGTATTAAGAGATTTGTACATAGCAAATCCTCTAACTAAACCAGAAGCTACAAGACCATTTCTTAAAGAACCTTTACCTGCATTGTAATCAATCGATAAAAGTTTAGAAGAAGTATCTGCTAATTGGTTATAAAAGCTAGGAGCTGCAACAAACCATCTGTTATCTTCAGGGTTGTTGTTTTCATCCATAACTTGAGCTGCTGAACTCATAAAGTTAAGAGGGTCTACTTCACCTGCTGCGTGTCCAATATCAATCGGAGCTGCAACTGAACCAAAGATAGCTGCTTTAGCTGCATTACCTGCTGGTGTTAGAACTGCTGTAGCTGCAATAGCTTCATCATACATATTATCTAGAACTTCTACATCCATAGCATCTTTTAATTGATAAGCTGCGTTATTAGATGCGACTTCAGGGAAGTTAATATGTCCAAATTTTTTCTCTAAAGAATCTACTTGGAAGCTAAAGTAATTAGCTTTGTCAATTACTAATACCAATTCAGCATCAGTTAGAGCTGTTGCTGGTGTTGCTAAACCTCTAGTGTAAGCTGCTGTAGCTATTTGAGGTTCTTTAACGATATTAACTGTATCACCATATGATTTGATTTCGCCCATGTAATCTGTATTACAGATTGCTTCGACTGTTGATGCTTTTCTTAAAGCAATTTGTACTTTCTTACTGTAGATTTCAGGAACCCAAAATTGGTTCGCTTGTACTCCACCAGCAACAAAGTTTAATGTATTTCCACCTTGAAAGTGTGCCATAATTATTTTCCTTATTTGTTTACTTGTTGATAAAAATGAAAATAAATTTATTCGTCTTGAACAAATCTACCTTCTTTTTGAGCCATAGCAATATCTTTTTCATATCGCATAAACTCATCATCAGACATTTTTCTAATATCCGATGATTTGAAAGTAGGTTTTCTATCAGTAGGTTCTCCAACTTGTTCTCTAGTTTTAACTAGCAAATCAGCACCTTCAGAAGATTGCCTTCTTTCAGTAGTAGTTTTTTTATCTAATCCAAGTCCTCGGTCTTTCTTATACAGGTCGACTGCTCTTGCTGCAAGTTTACCATTGTTGTTGTTCTCATAAATCCAAGATTTAATTTCCATTGGTTGTTCATCTGCCCAGCTATGAAAGTCATCCGATTCTTTAATATCATTAAAGTCTGGATGGTATTTCGATAACTCTAATTGAGCTTCACGAGCTGCCAAAGAATCATTCTTTTTCTTAAGAGCTTCAACTTCCTCTTGTAAGCTTGTCATCTCATTACGAGATTGCAAGTGAGATACAGTTTCCACAACTCCATATATGTCAGGGTATTCCTCTTTGAAGACTTTTAATTCTTCTTCAGATTTTGGTGGAGTATACTTTGGTCGGTTCGCTTGAAGCTGTGCTTTAAGGTCTCCTTCTTTGGCATTCCAATCACCTAACTTCCTATCATAATATCGTTTTAGGTCGTCATATCTTTTTTTGTAGTCAACTTTTTGATAAGGTTTAGCATCAGCAACATTAAGTGCTGATTCTTGTAAAGACTTATCCGAAGTAGCCGAATCTAAAGTTGAGTTAGTATCAGGGTTGACATTGCTGTCAGTAGCTTCTCTAACATAACCTCTAGGGTCGGTGTTGGCATCTGCTGGTCCATTATCTGCAGAAACAAAATCTGTTGGCATTACATCTTCTGTATGCCATGACTTATTTCTGTTATAAGGATTCGCTTCGACTTCCTTAGTTTGTCCTTCGTCTTCTTTCATGTGTCCTCCTTTAGGGCTTCTTTAACTGTGAAGGTAGCTAAATTTTGGTTATTGATTGAAAACAAAGCTACAAGGGCTTATATAAATATAAGGTAGCTTGTTTATCTTTAGAGTACCACTCTAAAAATTCTGTTATGCCAATAAAGAATCTTCTGCTGACATTTCAGCATTTTCTTCTTGGCTTACTTGTCCAGCATCATAACTTTCTTCTGCTGATTTCATCATCTTTCTTAATCTGTCTACACCAATATTCTTAACTGCTTTGGCTGTAAATACAAATTCTCCATCTGATAAAAGTGCTGGAATTGAATCTGAAGTTCCATCTCCTGGTCCTTCTACTAATTCATCTTCTGTAAATTCTGTTGCAACTAACTTAGGTAAAATTGCTTCTAACTCTGGATGCATTTCTATAGCTTCATCTAATACTGTTTCTTCTTCTTCTGATAATGCTGATGTATCTAATATTGAATCATAATCCATATCATCTTCAGCTTCCATTTCCATATTAGTTTCTGCCATCATAGTATCATCTTCCATACCCATAGGTGCTAGTAAAGATTCATCTTCAACTATATCACCTTCAGCATATGCTTGATAATCTTTTCTTTCTTTTTCAACAGAACCACCAATACTTAAAGCTAATGGTGTTTCTTCTGCTATTTGGTTTTCATCCATATAACCACCTGTTGCTGCTTTAACTTTAGTTTTCATAGATTCTAATTTTTGAATTTGATTATCTATATTTTTATGTTCGCTTGGTTCAGTAACTTCTTTTTGTAATTCTAATTTATTAATTTGTTTATCAATTAATTGGTCTTTAATTCCTTTTGCCAGAGTACTACCTGGTAATGGGTATCCATCATCAGGGTCTCTATCTTCATCAGTAGGAAAATCATTAGGGTCTACTCTTTTTAACATAGCAATATCACCTTTATTATAATTTTCTCTATCCATTATTCCACCTTTATTAAATCTTGTTCTTTTCTTAGATAAAAGTCTAGAAGGTAAACCTTGTCTTGCTGATTCAGGAGTATTTACATCATATGGATTAATACCATTATCTTCTTCATCCTGTTTAGCAATGAATGGAGGTTGAGACATAAGTCCACCTGTTGCCATATTTCTAGGTTTTTTCTTCTTATAGTACATAATTTTTATCCTTGTTTGTTTATTATAACAATAGAAAAGTGTTTAGTCAACACTATCTTTTAGTATTTCTCTAACTTGACTAGGCAGGTTCTTCAACCTGTCCAGAAAAAGCCATCTCCCCTGGCATTGCTGGATTGTTTGTTGGGTCAATCCCCTCGCCATTTCCTGAGTTGTTTGGTTCTGCACCTTGTTCAGGTACTCCTCCAGGTGTTTCCATTCCTGGCTGTTGACCAGGGATAGGAGCTTCTTGGCTAGTTCCTTGTTGAGCATTTTGATATCCTATAATTTTAGCATAAATTTCTGCTTCATCTTTAGAATTAATTATTTCATCAGGGTCTAAATCTAGAGAGTATGCTAACTCTTTTATAACTTCTGATATTCTAACGAATGGAGCAATAGATGGATTTTGAATTGTTTGTAAGAACATAGTAAGTCTTTGAGACCTAACTTCTTTTCTCATTAAAGAAGAACTACCTGTTGCTTTAATTTCAAAGTCACCCATGATTGGTAAATCACCTTCATAGAATTGCATATTCCATTGGAACATAGATTCTCCTAAAGGTTTAATTAAGCTGTCATCAATATTTTTAATGACTGTTTTAATATTTAAAGATGCAGCACCCATAAGCATTGACATACCTGATGCTGTTCTAGTCATACCTGTTACTCCTGTTTGACCATGTGAGTAAGAAGGTATACCTGTTGATTCATCTGCAAGTTGTCTAAACTTATCAAACATCTGCATATTTTCATTTGCAGTATTAGGAAACTTAATTCCATAAATTGCTTGACCTGGAACTCCAGCTTGTCTTTTAAAAATCTTTCCTGGGTAAACTTCCATGTTTTGATTTTGAACCAAAGCTGATTCATCAATATCAAAA